TGATGAGTAACATAATCCCTTCCACGGATTTATCTCGGCCCGTAACGGAAGAAGTATTAGATGAGATACAAGCAAGGTTAGACGCAGGATGGCGCATTAGGAATGATATGCAACTCCTGTTAGACTTCACTAGGAAAGCATTACATGAAGCTAGACGCACAGTTGATAGAGGGGTTTGTCAGGGTGTTTCTTGTCCCTCGAATGGATGCAGTCAAGGCAATCCCTGCGTTTCATAGGGTTCTTTGGGATAAGTTCTGTTCAGAAGGTTCTAGAGTAGTAGTCGCTGCTCCACGTGGAACCGCCAAAACGACTGCCGTTACATTCTCTGGTACGTTAGCGTCCGCTCTCTTTCGTGACCGTGACTTCATCCTTTTAGTCTCCAAGACCGAAGGACAGGTGGCCCGATTCCTAGCCAACATCAAAACTGAGCTTCTAGTCAATGAGGAACTCAAGTCCCAGTTTGGGGTAAAGCGGTTTATCAAGGACACCGAAACCGAAGTAGTAGTTGAGTTATTAGACGGTCACCAGTTTTGTATAATAGCTAAAGGTTCTGAACAAGAAGTCCGAGGACTACAGTGGAACGGCAAACGCCCTAACCTAATCATTATTGACGATGCCGAGGGTGCCGAGCAGGTAATGAACCCCCAACGTCGTGAGAAGTTCCGTAACTGGCTATTTAATGACCTATTCCCTTGCGGTTCAGAATACTGCAAGATACGGATGGTAGGAACTGTCCTTCATATGGATTCTGCCTTAGAACGCCTATTAAAAGATAGCCTATGGGATTCTGAACGTTTTGCCGCCCACAATGAAGACTTTACCGAAATACTATGGCCTGAGAAGCTAGGTAAAGCCAAACTAGAAGAAATCCGACAATCCTATATTAACCAAGGAAACCCTGATGGATATAGCCAGGAATATCTCAATAAGCCTATTGACGCTGAAAATGCCTATTTTCATAGGGATGATTTTATTCATAGCGATACTCCTGATTACCTTGAGTATTATGCGGCAATTGACTTTGCTATTACAAAGAAGACCAAGTCTGACTATACCGTTATTGCGGTGGCGGGCATCGACCAAGAAGGATTAGTCCACGTAGTCGATATTCGTAGGGGCAGGTGGGATGGCTTTGAAATTATCGAGAATATGTTTTGGATACAAGAAAAGTATGAGCCTAACCTGTTCATAGCCGAGAAAGGGCAGATTAAACATACCCTAGATGCGTTCTTAAATGCCGAGATGGTTAAACGGGGAATGTACATTAACCTACACGCAGTCACTCCAAAGGTCGATAAAGAGCAACGTGCTAAACCATTACAGGCTCGTATGAGGGCTGGTGGGGTACGGTTTAATAAGGACAAGAACTGGTACGCTGGTCTAATAGATGAAATGTTGGTATTCCCAAGAGGTCAGCACGATGACCAAGTTGACGCACTAGCCTATATTGGTCTGGCTTTAGACAAGGTAACTATGGCACCGACCAAAGAAGAAATAGACGATGAAGAGTACGAAAAAGAATACGGTGGCGGTTTATTTGAAGGTCAATCAGTCTATACAGGTTACTAGACAATAAATTCTGTGTCTAGGAATAGTGTTAGGTATTGACTCTGTTACAATACTGTAGTATTTTCCTTTAAAGATTATAAGGTAAACAATGAAAATAGAAGAACTCCTGCGTTCCCCCAATATCGCTGAAGATATGGATTCAGAGGAGTTATCCTCATTAGGCTTCAGATTGATGGATGAAATCAATCTTGACTTAACTTCCCGTTTAGATTGGGAAGAGCGTAATGAGAAAGCCAGCAAACTGGCACTTCAAGTGGTTGAGCGTAAAACATTCCCTTGGCCTGGTGCTTCTAATGTGAAGTTCCCGTTGATTACTATTGCTGCAATGCAGTATCATAGTCGTGCCTACCCTGCATTAATCTCTAATAACGAAGTGGTCAAATGTAAGGTGTATGGTAAAGATGACGATGGCGAAATGCACAAACGTGCAGACCGCATCTCCCGTCACATGACTTACCAAGTAATGGAAGAAGATGAAGGTTGGGAAGAGAACACTGACAAGACTTTGCTGGTTCAAGCTATCGCTGGTACCGCAATCAAGAAGTCTTATTTTGACCCAGTAAAAGGTCATAATGTCTCTGAGCTTGTTCTTCCTAATGATTTCGTTGTCAATTACTATACCAAGTCAATTGCAGAATCCCCAAGAGTCTCACATCGAATTCTTTTGTCAAGCAACGACTTGCACGAGCGTCAGGTACGTGGAGTATTTTTAAAAGTAGAAGACGAAGTACAACCTAGTCTTCCTAACGTCTCTATGCTTACCCAAGCTAAAGAAGACGCACAAGGTGTTCGTCAGCAATCAGGTGACCCTGATACCCCTTACGAATTTTTTGAAACTCACTTTTGGCATGACTTTGATGAAGATGGATACAAAGAGCCGTACATTGCCTACATCCGTAGAGACACTGGCAAAATCTACCGTATCGTTGCCCGTTACTTTGAAGACTCGATTGAGTACCACAACGGTGAAATTATCCGAATTAAGCCTGAACAGTACTTCACAAAGTATGGCTTTGTTCCTAGCCCAGACGGTGGCTTCTACGATTTAGGCTTTGGTGTATTGCTTGGGCCTACTAATGATTCAGTAAACACCATTGTTAACCAGTTGATTGATGCTGGTACGATGAGCGTTACTGGCGGTGGATTCTTAGGACGTGGCGTTAAGATTAAAGGTGGCGACTACACATTCAAGCCACATGAGTGGAAGCGTGTAGACAGCACGGGCGATGACTTACGTGCCAACATCTTCCCATTGCCTATCCGCGAACCTAACGGTGTATCGTTCCAATTATTGCAACTCCTCATCAACTATGGTGAGCGTATTGCTGGTGCAACCGATATGATGACAGGCGTAAGCCCTGGTCAAAATACTCCTGCTGAGACAAGTCGTAACGTAGTAGAGCAGGGTATGAAAGTATTTAATGGTATCTACAAGCGTACTTGGAGAGCCATGAAAGAAGAATTCCAAAAGCTATATCGTCTCAATCAACTCTACTTGCCAAGTGAGCCAGTAGAGTTTGAGTACAACAACGAACTTCAATTCGTGTTGCCTGACGACTATTCTATGGATATGAAGTTAGTTAAACCTGCTGCCGACCCTAACGTTGTTTCAGATAGTCAACGTCAGATGCAAGCACAAGCCGTATTACAGTTAGCACAATCCTCTGGTGGCTTCAATATGTATGAAGTCCAAAAGCGTTACTTAGACGCACTCAAAGTAAACGCTATTGACCAGATTCTCCCTGACCCTAAAGGCCCTAACGCTATCAAGCCAGGCCCATCGGAAAAAATGCAAATCGAGAAGATGAAGAACGATGAGCGTCAGATGAATCACCAACTCAGATTTAAACTTGGTATTGCCAAACTCATGCAAGAAGCAGAGCTACAACAAGCCAAGATTACCGAGCTACAGGCTAAAGCAGTATTGGAACTTGAACAAGCAGATGGCGTTCAATCTGGTCATGCTATAGCTATGTTAGAAGCCCAAATAGGTGCCAAGAGAGCGCACGTAGATGGGATTATTAAGTCAATAGAGATGATGCAAAACTTAGATAAGGAAACTAGCAATGACGGAGCAGGAATTCAAGGAATGGAAAACGTACCACGTAACTGAGGAATTCTTTAATTTTCTAAAGAAGGCTAAAGTTGAAACCCAAGAGGCGTGGGCTAATCGACAGTTTGTAACTGACGGGGAAAATCAGTTTGCATTAGGTGGGGTATATTCCATCAATCAAATTCTTGATTTGACTTATGAAGATATTACGGGGGTCTAATGAGCGATACACTAAATTCAAGTGGCTGGAAGCCAACGGGTCATCGTGTCTTGGTAAAGGTAACCAAAGTTGAAGAGGTTACTCAAGGCGGCATTATTATTCCCAAAGACGTTACTAAACGAGAACAGCTTGGTCAAGACGGTGGAATCGTCGTCGAAATTGGGAATACTGCTTATTCCGACCAAGACGAACCTTGGTGTGCAGTCGGAGACTACGTCAAGTTTGGACGTTACGCTGGTCAGCTTATCACGCCAGACGAATCAGAAGACGGAATAGAATACCGTGTATTAAACGATTTAGATATATGCCTTACCAAACTAGGAGATAGAAAATGAGTGAAGAATTAGAACAAGTATCGGCCGAATCATTAGATGGTTCACCTTCCCAAGAAGCAGATGTGCAATCTGATGCCACACCTGAGGTTGATGAAGAAACGTTATTAGAAGCTAAACGTCAAGGTTGGGTTCCCCAAGAAGACTATAACGGCCCAGATGACAAATGGGTTGACGCAGAAACCTTTGTAAAGAAGGGTAAAGAGATTAATGCTCTGTTGCGTAAAGACAACGATTTTTTAAAGCGTGAAGTATCTGAAATGAAGTCCACAATGATGGAATTTAAAAAGTTCCACGCTGAGACTGAAAAACGTGCTTATGACCGTGCCATGTCAGATTTGCGTGACCAAAAGAAAGAAGCCATCTCTACTGGTGACGGTGATAAGGTTCTACAGATTGATGATGCTATTGACGAACTTAAATCCCAAAAACCTGAGCCTGTAGCCGCTCGTGCATCAAACCAGCCTGACCCAACCTTTGTTCAATGGAATGAAGATAACACTTGGTTTGGTAAAGATACAGAATTGACTAATGAAGCTAACCTAATCGGTGAAGTTATCAAGCGTCAAAACCCAACATTGATTGGCTCTGAGTTCTTGGACGAAGTTACTAAGCGTGTTAAGAAAATGTATCCTGAAAAGTTTACCAATTCTAATCGTGCTCGCCCATCTCCTGTAGAGGGAACTACTGCTCCTAAGTCTAATTCTAAAGGTGGTAAAGGATATAACGACTTGCCCCCAGAAGCTAAACAAGCCTGTCAGAAGTTTGAAAAACAGGGATTGATTACAAGAGAAGCATATTTAAAAGAATATTTTGGTGAATAACCATTGTATTTATAGTAAAATCACTTAAAATAAGTTAGGAGTATTATAATGCCAAGAGTAAGCAAAACACAAAGTAGTCCTGAAACACAAGTGCGGTCTGTATCTGACCGAGAGACCGAGACGGTTCGTTCACAGGCACAGCGCCCTAGACGTAACTCAATTGGTGTTCCAAGACTGACTTTGGCTGTAAAGTTTGATATTCCAGGTCATCATATGTGTTGGATGAATGATGATGGAAATGTTGAATCAGCACTAGATAGCGGATATGAGTTTGTCACAAGAGGTGAGGCAGAGTTAGAGAATGGTGTATCACCATCAAACGTCGACATGGGTGACAGAATCAAACAAAAGGTAGGAACTACACAGCAAGGCGATGTTCTTTACGCTTTTTTGATGAAGATTAAAAATGAATGGCACGAGGAAGATATGGCCACGATTGAACTTCAAAACAAACAAGTAGAAGATGCGATTGCTAGTGGAAACATTAATGGAGCCGTTGGTCAAGATGGGCGTTATAACGCTGGAATCTCGATTAAACGGAACTAAACTTAATTTAATTGGAGCTTTATCATAATGGCGAATTTAAACGCACCATTCGGCTTTTCAGCCGTGATTTATGGTACAAGTGGCGTTAACAACCAGCAACAACGTGTTTACTACATTCCATCGACAGATACCTCTGCGTATTACATCGGTGACACAGTTTACACAGTTGATGGCGGTGATGCTAATGGTACCCCTGCAATTGCAAAATGTGCGTCTGGTCAAACACCTCGTGGTGTTGTAACTGGCGTATTGATTGCTAACCCTAACAACCCTTCTATTCAGGGTACAAACCTTGACTTGACGACTACTAGCGTTCCTGCTTCTAAGTCACAAGCCTATTACCTGCTCGTTAACGATGACCCAGACCAAGTCTATTGCATCCAAGGCGACAGCACTACATTTGCAACAACTGACATGAATAAGAACGCATCCTACACTGTAGCTGCTCCTTCATTGTCAAATCAAATGTCAGCAACTGTATTAACAGGTACCACCACATCTTCTACTGCAGTATTGAAGATTGTTGGAATTGAACCAATCCCAGGTAACATCTTGGGGCCTTATGTACGTTTCTTTGTGTTGTTCAACAACTCAGAGATGTTACGTCCATCTGCTGGCATTTAATTAGGAGAATAAAAAATGGCTGGTATTATTACAACTGGTTCGTTTCCAAAAGCACTGTGGCCTGGTATCAAGGCTTGGTGGGGTCGTTCATACAATGAACATCCTATCGAATACACAGACTTGTTCGACACGAGCACATCTGACAAAAACTACGAAGAGTACGTCCAAGCTACTGGCTTTGGTCTTGCTCCACAAAAACCACAAGGTCAAGGCGTTGTTTATGACTCCGAGACTCAAGGTTTTGTAACTCGTTTAACTAACGTTGCATACGGCTTGGGCTACATCGTTACCCAAGAAGAACTTGCTGACAACCTCTATGAAGTTGTTTCCAAGCGTCGTGCTGCTGCCAATGCTTTCTCTATGCGTCAAACCAAAGAGAACGTTGCTGCTAACGTATACAACAATGCTTTCTCTAACAGCTATGCTGGTGGCGATGGCGTATCACTGTTGAACGCTTCACACCCTAACACCTCTGGTGGTACTTTCTCTAACTTGTTAACTGTTGCAGCTAACTTGTCTGAGGCAGCTATCGAGAACTTGATTATTCAACAAATGCTTGCATTGAATGACCGTGGACTACGTATCAATTTGATGCCTAAGAGCCTCGTTGTTCATCCAAGTAACTGGTTTGAAGCCAACCGTATTATGAAGTCTGTATATTCATATAACACTGGTGCTAACCCTCCTGGTACTGCAAGTAACGCTGTAAACGTATTACACGCTACTAACGCATTGCCAGAAGGTATCAAGATGAACCATTACCTATCAAGTACTAAAGCATGGTTTATCCGTGCTAACGTACCCATGAATACAGGTATGATTCACCAAGAGCGTCAAGCAATCACGTTTGACCAAGACAATGACTTTGATACGATGAATGCTAAGGCTAAATCGTATGAGCGTTATGCCTTCGGTTGGGGCGACCCACGTGCATTGTGGGGCACACCTGGAGTTTAATTAACTCGCACGTGAGCGATTCCCCCTAGTTTCCCAAAAGGTCTCTAGGGGGTTTTTTCTCTAACTTAAAGGAAAAAATTATGCCTAATAAAAAATTACGTGAAGGTCAGTCTATTGGAATGGGCGTAAAAGCTCCAGTTCAAAAGCCGACTAAAGACAAAGTTAAGAACCCAATGCAATCAACTAAAGCAAAGAAGCCTAAAGGCGGTTATTAATTATGGGTACTCACATTCTTCCATTTCAAATCCTTAATGATGGCTATAGAAATGCCACATTAAAGATTGCAGGATATGTTAATGGTACAGATATTACCGCTTACACAGTTCTTGACCCAAGTACATTAAGTCCAATTGATGCACAAGGAACATTAGCAAAAACAGTCCGTATCAAACGTATTAATTTTGACATTCAAGATGGAATTCAAGCTACTTTAAACTGGGATGGTGCTACCCCTCAACTATTGTGGGAATGTACTGGTCGTGGTGAAATTAAAGCTGCTTCATTTGGTGGTATTACTGATAACGCAACAACACCTAATGGCAATATTACTTTGACAACTTTGGGTGGTGCAACAACTACCTTAAATACATCATTTGTAATTGTTTTAGAAATTATCAAAGATTAATTATGCAACACGCAATCAGCAACGCTAAAGAAATCCAATTTATTGCTACAGTTACCCGTGCAGACGGTACAGTAGAGGAATTGGGCGTTATTGATTACTGGCATAAAAACCCAATCAAACGAATTATTTGGAGAATTAAAAAATGGCTACACAGGTAAAGCACTGCTCTATCTGTAAGTCTATAAAGCTCTTATCTGAGTTTCATAAGGACGCATCTACTTCAAATGGATATAAAACTGCCTGTAAGCAATGTACAAATGTTAAAAGAAAAGCTCGTTATTTAGAGAACACTTATGACAAAGAATATAAGGCTAAACCCGAAAATAGGGACTTGCATAAAAAATATTCAAAAGAATATAGAGAAAAGAATTATGAAAAAATCAGAAAAGTTATTTCTAATTGGTCATCTAAAAACAAGGACAAATGCCTTGCTAAGGTACTAAAATACAAGTACAAAAAGATGAATGCAACGCCTAAATGGAATTTTGAACTTACAGAATTTGTAACGGAGGAAGCAACCAATTTGGCTAAGTTAAGAGAAGTAATAACTGGATTTAAATGGCACGTTGACCACATTATTCCCCTTCAAGGAAAGAATGTATGTGGTTTTCATGTTTGGAGCAATCTTCAAGTAATTCCAGCAGTTCAAAATTTATCAAAAGGAAACAAATATGGCAACCTTATTGGTTAACACAGGAAAAGCCGTTGTTACTAACCGTATTAACGGTGCTGGAACCACACCCCTTTATGTAGCATGGGGAACTGGTGCTGGTACTACTGCGGCAACTGACACGACTTTATTTACTGAATCTAGCTCTCCTGCGACTCGTACTACTGGTACAGCATCTCAACAAACAACTTCTACAACTAATGATACATTCCAAGTTGTAGGAACATTAACCTCTGGAACATCACAAACCATTACCAATGCTGGTACGTTTGATGCTGTGTCATCTGGTAACTTGTTTGTAAAGGGTGACTTTACAGGTATTGCGCTAAACAATGGTGACTCAATTCAGTTTACGGTAAAAGTACAATTTAGTTAAAATGGCAATAAATGGGTCTAGTGTAAATAGAGTTGCAATTAATGACCAGGATACGATAACTCTTACTCCTACATTATCTGTAACATCTACGAGCACTAGCACCATCTCTACAATAGCTAGTATACTTAAAGCATTATCCGCATCGGCTACCTCTACAGCCTCATTTGTCAGGGCAATAGCCAAGACCATTACGGCAACAATCGTTGCATCTACAGCAACAATAGTCAAATTACCCAATAAACTATTAGCGGTTACATCTACTACTACAGCTAGTTTTAAAAGGGCTATAAGTAAATTTTTAACCCTTGTTAGCGAGATGTCTGTAGCGGTAATTACAGAAAGTTCCTTTCACCTTATACTTTTGTCTGTTACAGAGGCTACGGTAATAAGCATTAAAAAGGCTATTTCAGTCACTAAATCGGCAACTTCCACCACAACAGCATCGTTTGTCAGAACGGTTAATTTAATTAAGAGTGTAGTTAGCACAAGCACTGCAACTTTAATTAAGTCAGCTAATAAGTTCTTGTCAGCTACATCTACAACTACAGCATCCTTTGTTAGAGCTATAGCCAAGACACTATCTGTCATTTCATCGTCTACAGCGTCCATAATTCGCTCTATAACGGCAAAATTGACGGTAGTATCTGCTACCACAGCATCTATCATTAAAAAGTCTTTAAAGACGCTTTCTGTGGTCAGTACATCAACCGCCACATTTATTCGATACATAGGGAAAACCCTAAGTTATGTATCTACAACTACAGCAACCATAGTTCGTAAATTTATATTGGGTGTAATCCTATCCGTTACATCCACAACTACCGCAAGAGTTAACAAATTAATCAACAAGTTATTTGCGGTCACATCCACCACTACAGCTTCACTATTTAAACAAATATCTGTTACTTTAGCCGTTATTTCGGCTACAATAGCAACATTAGTCCGTGAGTTTTTCCCCAAATTAGGGGCAGTAATTCGCTATACCTTTACGGTGGACTTCCGAGACAGGGTAACAGAGCTTTATAAAGAACGGTTGAGCGTAGTACAATTTAAAGAGCGTCTCGTTGACTTGTATAAGCAACGGAACGTCCTTGCAAACACAAGTAATAAAAAGGTCTCAAAATGAGCCAGTTTTCGTATAAATTAGTTCCAGAATCAGAGCTATTTAGCTTTGACTTTAACCCAGTTCTGCAGCCAACTGAAACATTATCATCTGGAACCTGCACGGCTATTACAGCCCAAGGCACAGATACCAACCCTTCTGCCATATTGTCAGGAAGTGTCAATTTAAACCTTGGCAAAGCAACACAACGAGTTATTGGCGGTGTCGCTGATAATACCTATCGACTAATTATGACCTGCACAACCAATGAAGGCAATACGTATACTTGTGTTGGTGATATACCAGTTTATTCTCCAGACGAGATTTAAAATGGGACACGCTGATTACTTACGGAATGGCGACTATAACGGTATATGTGATGCTTGTGGTCACAAATACAAGTTTTCGCAATTAAAGCTCCGTTGGGATGGTTTATACGTTTGTAGCTATGATTGGGAGATTCGTCAGCCTCAAGATTATGTAAAAGGCGTACGAGATAATATGTCTGTACCAGTCTCTAGACCGCAAGCTCCAGACGAATACAGCATTGTACAATCCACAATTCAATTAGTTGACGGTTATGCTGTCGACACATATACACTAGGATAATATATGGGCCGTCCTTTATATACTAATAACGCAGCCACTTATTTGGCTTTCGGAATAACCAATACAGCAACAACAATGCAGGTATCTGCTAATGCTGGAAACCTATTCCCAAATCCAACTGGTGGAGACTACTTCTACGTTAGCTTAATCAGTCTGAGTGGCCCAATCATTGAGATTGTTAAATGTACTGCTCGTAGCGGTGATATTTTCACTATTGAGCGTGGACAAGAAGGTACATCACCATTGTATTGGAACATGGGCGATAACGTACAATTGCGTATTACTGCTGCTGGTATGAATTACATTGCAGGTGCTGCAGTTCAATCAACCGAAGAGCAAGTATTTACAGCTACTCAAGGTCAGACAGTATTTACTTTGACTAACTTTGACTATGCTCCTGGAACTAATAATTTAGCAGTATTTGTAAATGGCTCTAAACAAGTATATGGTGTAAATTATTCTGAAACTAGCGTAAACACTGTCACATTTAATTCAGGTCTTAATGCTGGAGATGTAGTTGAATTTTTAGTTGGTATAAGCGTTGCATCTGGAACTTTGTATGCTAATGAAATTAATTATAATGAAGGTGGAGTAAACGCAGTTACAAATACTGTTCAATCTAAACTTCAAGAATCAATTTCAGTTAAAGATTTTGGCGCAAAAGGTGACGGAACTACAGATGATTCAACAGCTATTCAAAATGCTTTAAATGCAATAT